GGGAGCAAATTAACAACCCTAGTTGGTATGAGAATTTTATAAAAGTTTTAAACCGTGCGTTTATTTCCACTAACCGTTTTGGTGAGCCAGTTAAATCCGGTTCAGTTAACAACATAGATACGCAAGTATATTCTATTAATAATATCAGTGTTGGAACCAATGACGTTGTTTATGGCTTTAATGCATCCGTAAATGGTGAGAACATGACATTCGAAGTAGTGTCTGCTGATATCGATGAAAATGTTATAAAAGAAAGGGCGCCACGTCCAGAGTCTACTCTAAACGTCTTATATCGCAACGACCAGTTAGGAAGTTCTTCTCAAGATACTGGCTTCTTTGTATATTTCAAAGAAGGTACTTTACAATCTACCAACCTAGAATATAATACTCCTGTGCCAGATAGAGAAGAACTAATCGACGTAGCAAATATTAACGAAACTGATGTGTGGCTACAAGAACTCGATACTGACACCGGTAATGTAATTACTGAATGGACTCCTATTTCAAGTCTGGTTGGACAGAATATTATCTATAATGATGTTTATCTTGATCGTAGAAAGGTTTATTCGGTAAATACCGAATCAGGAAACCGTGTAAGGCTTAAGTTCAGTGATGGTAACTTTGGTGAAGTTCCTATTGGTAGCTTCCGTGTTATGTATAGAACATCGAGGAACCAGTCTTTTATAATCAGACCTAATGATATTCAGAAGCGTACTATAAGCATTCGTTATGTTGGTAAGGATAACCAGAATTACATCTTGACATTAAAATTCTCTCTTCAGTACACAATCGATAATGCTGAAGCAGAAGAGTCTACCAATGAGATAAAGCGTAATGCGCCTCTAGTACATTATACACAAGACCGTATGATTAACGGTGAAGACTACAACGTCTTCCCATTAACGCAGTCTAACCTTGTTAGAAAGGTTAAAGCGGTTAACCGTACACATGCGGGTCATAGTCGCTATATAGATATCACAGACCCTACAGGATCACATTCTAACACCACTGTAGTTGGTGATGACGCTTATATGTATAAGGATTATGGTCTAAACTCTGATGGTTTCAAAATCGAAAGTAATACAAACTACGCGTCACTAGTTAGAACTAGAATTGAGCCGCTTTTAAACTCTTATGGTATAGACAACTACTATTACCATGATATTCGTTCTGTTATTTTATCTGAAGAAATCGATAACCTTGGTGGTTATGGCAATGAATATCTAACATATGAAAACAATAGGTACGTATGGAAAACACTGCCTATGAATATGTATGCTACCACCGGATATATTTACGATACTCAAGCTTCACAAAATGTGGAAATTGGTGTAGATGCTTCAGATGATAAAATGAAGCTACTGCGTGAAAACTCAAAGGTTTTATTTAAAAACAATAACGGACAGATAAAGTGGGTTACGATCAGAGGTCTTGAAGAAGGCGGTATCGTAAATCTTCAGGTTGATACTACTGGCACAGTAGAACTAAGTGGTGAAGTTGACGACGGATGGTATATTAAAGAAGTTATCCCCGGTATTCGTAAAAGTCTTAATACCGATGAAAAAATTGCTGTTCAGAATGAGATTGAAAACAATCGTTCTTTCGGGCTTCGTTACGATTTTATTAACGACTCATGGATAATTATTCCTCAAGAAAACATCGTTAATACCGACAATTATACTTTTGACCTTAATGCACCGGCTCTACCCAATGCTCCTGATAATAGATGGGTACTTAAAGCTAACTTTATCAATGAGCAAGGTGAAAAACGATACACCATAATAACACGTCAGTTAAGATATGTGTTTGGTTCAGACAAACAGGTACGTTTCTTCTTTAAGAATAATGACAAGGTTATTGATTACGAAACCGGAAAATTTGTTCAGGATTATATTAAAATTCTATCTTCAAACTCAGATAGAAAAGACATAAAAGAGCAGACAACAAGAGCGCGTGCGGTAGTTGGACATATGTACACGTCAGCCACACACTCTGGAACTACTGAATATGATATTACAAGTAGCATACCATTTAACGCAAATATTGGTAACGTTAAGTTGTTAACAGTTGACCGTAAGGTTATTAATAACTGGCAGATATCATTTAGTAATAATAGAACTATACTGACTATTAACGACAGCCTTATCCCAAACAATACGGTTACACCATTTAAGATCACGGATGTAATAGAGGTATACGATTTAGAAGGCGGTAATGATACACTAGAAAGAAGTTATAACTTCTCTATTGTGGACAGCTTCATACAAAATGATGGTATCGTAGATTACTCGAAAGTTCTTATAGAGCCACAAGATAGTGATGACGATGGGATTCAAGACTATCCATTGGCGTTTGAAGACATTGTTAACCTCAATGAATATGTGTTCTTCAAGACGTATTCAGATATAGATAATATCATATATAATCGTGTTGATAGTAACGTTCGCCTACTTAATGATAATACTACTAGAATAAATGAAGGTGTTGTATATTACTGTAGCGCTGATATCACAATTAACGATAACTTTGGGAATGCTATCGATTATCAGAAAGGTAACTTTTACATTGGTGATGATGTAGATAGTAACGGTATTCGTCCAAATAGTGCTACACACTTGGTTAATGATTCTGATGAAGAAGGAAACACATACAGTGCCTTTATAGGTAGAACGTATACCAAAGATGACCCATTCTTCTTCCAGTGGAAACATTATGCTGGTGGAAAAGATAGAATCGATCCAAGTATATCTAACATTATAGACACATATGTTCTTACACGCTCGTATGACAATGCAGTTCGAACTTGGTTAAATAATAGAGAAAGTATTGAAACTTTCCCTTCTCTACCAACATCTAACGAGATAAGGAGCAATCTTCAGACGATAGAGAAGAACAAGTCTACGTCAGACCAGATCATTTATATACCGGCTTCATATAAGCTTCTGTTTGGTGAATCTGCATTACCCGAATATAGAGCAAAGTTTAAGATCGTTAAAACTACTGGTAGTTACTTGACCGACAATGAAATCAAGTCACAAGTAATTGAGGCAGTGAATGAATTTTTTGATATAGACAATTGGGACTTTGGTTCAGGATTCTATTTTACAGAGCTTTCAACGTATGTTCATACTAAGCTAACAGGTAATATAGCATCTGTAGTAATTGTCCCAGAGGATGAAAACTCAAGGTTTGGTGAACTATTTGAGATTCGTTCAGAGCCAAATGAACTATTCTTATCAACCGCTACCGTTGATAATGTCGAAATAGTAAGAACATACACAGACGCTAACTTAAGGAAGTAATATGTACAGTAGAGATTACTTTTATGACAAACAGCTAAGACGTTACCTTTTACAAATAATCAGATTGTTTTCTGGATTCAAAGTATATGATGGTAAACGTAATGGTACTGACAGATATAAGTTAGTACCATGTACATATGCTGATATGTCTAGATTAGGTGCGACGTATTTGAATAAAAATAGTGAGAATATTCTTACTTCAGCACCTATGATTTCTGTACATATTTCAGACTTTCAACCACTAGCTGAATACAGACACACTCCGCATTATGAAGGAGTAAGTCATATCACAGAAAAACAAAAGAATGAAACCGGCGACTACATTAATAAGCCAGCGAGTAAGTATACAGTTTCACAGTTGATGCCAGTGCCATTTACGATGAATATAAACGTAGATGTCTTTACGTCATCTACTGACCAAAAGATGGAACTTATGGAGCAAATATTAGTATGGTATAATCCCGGTTTTGAGTTCAGGGTAAACTCGTCTCCTATGGATATGGGTAATGTAGCCAACATACAACTTGATAACATTCAATGGACTTCGAGAAGCGTACCACAAGGTACTAGTACAGAAATAGACATAATGACGATGACCTTTAGGGTTTTTCCAGTGTTTATCACCAGTCCAGCTAAGATAAGAAAGCAAACCAAAATACATAGTATATACACTAATATACACTTGACTACTGGTAATGAAGATACGTTACTAAGTAACTCTCTAGCGGATATCTTTGAAAGAGAAAACTATCTATTGGAGCCAGTTGTGGCTACCCCAAACGGATACGACTTAGAAGTGTATAAAAAACAAGATGGCAACTACTATGCAAAAATAATCAATAATGCGGGTGGATATGACGATTGGAATACACTGTTTGACAAGTATGGTAAAGTTGACGAAGGTGTTACTACTATTCGTATAGGTCAATCAAATAACCCTGAAGATGACAATAGTTTTATATTTGGTACTTTCCTATACACCAGTGACAGCAAAGAAATACAGTTGGACTTTGACATTGATACTTTCTCAACACCGACCTTAGACCC